CGCTCCGTCCTCGTGTGCCTTGCCTTGTGACCTGCGTAAGTGTGACACGAGGAACAAGCAGATGCCTGTTTCAGCTACGAGTGTGCGTAGGCGTGTCATGATCTCGTCAATGGCTTTTCTCTCGTCTCCTGACTCTTGGGAACTGACGACGATGGACAAGTGATCCAAAACGACGTACCTGCAGTCAAGTGCTTTTGCCATGTAGCGAACACGGGCGAGCAAGTTATCTGCTGAAGTTGACCCCCAATGGTCAAATAAGTAGTAACGTCCTGTTCCCAATGTGGCTTCCCAGAATGGCCGAAGCTCGTCCACTGGCGTGTCCTCTTCCAAGTGTAAGGGCCTGTTTGCCGCCACCGACATGATACCAAGACTTGTTCGGGCCAAATCTTCCTCAAGCGCCAAGACTCCAATATTGCCTTCGCATCGGCGTAGTAAATCGTACTCAATTTCTCTGATAAATTGGGACTTTCCCATACCACTGCCGCTTGTGATCGTGACCAACTCATAAGGCCGATGTCCTCTTGTTAACTCATTGAGGCCGTTCCAAGGATAAGGTATGGACTTCACCTGGCGCTTTTGCACCAGTGTGTCCCATGTGTCAGTCCCTGCTACAATGCCGTCAGGACGATAGACCTTCGCGTTCCACCATGCTTGCGTAAAGTCCTTAACACGGTTTGCCATGAGCATGTCACTGGCGTCCTTCAGAGGTAACTTTACTATTTTTAACTTGTTGGGGCTAAAGAGGTCCTTGACTTGTTCCAGAGCAGCGTCACCAGCCTTGTCATTGTCAAAGCAGAGTACCACTTGGTCGTACCCTTCAAGCCACTCCAGCTGTTCCTTGATCTCTTTGGCTGCAGAGGACGCACCAGCACGTAGTGACACCACGTCGTACTGCTTGTTAAACATCTCGTACACGGCTAAGGCGTCAAGTTCACCTTCCGTGATTGTTATGAACTTGTTAGTAGTGCATTGTTGTTGTCCGAAGAACCCAGCATTCTTTGGGTCTCCGTTACTAAAAAAGTTTTTGGTTTTGACTTCTCTGACTTTGGCTGCACATACTTCACCCGTATGTACGTCATAGTAAGGATAGTAATGTTTGACTATTTCACCTGTTGTGCCGTACTCAACGGTAACGCCAAAGCGCATACAGGTTTCTTTGGATATTCTTCTGTTGGGTATTGCTGCCACTGTACCAAACACCTGTAGTGGCTTTGCTTTTGCAATGGGTATAACTTCGGACATGTCACCTGTTCCACTTGTATGGTAGTCACAGACGGCACTAAAGCAGTGTGTAGAACCGTCGTCATAAATAGCAAGGGCGTCCGAAGAATTACACTTGGGACACCCTTCATGTCTCACAAAGTTAGCCATGTTAGAAGTCTGCAGCTTCCTCATCAAAAACTAGAACTGCTTCTTCTAAAACTTTTACTGCTTCCAGGTAAGTAGACACACCGTGTACAGGATGTGGCTGACCTAGCTTGTACTTAAGGCGCACCTTCGAGTTAAAAGGTACTTCACCTCTGTAAGGATTACCTTCAGCGTCAAATGTCCGTACGTCGTACTTTGACTTAAACTTACGCTGCTTAGCACCTTGGTAGTCCTTGATCTTAACACCTAGTGCCGCTAGTTCACTGGCGTCGTCCTCTGACATAGTGATAGTCATAGAGAATTGACCAGTGTCTTGGCCGTTGAACACGTCGTGCTCCGTTAGGTTACTAAAGTTACAAATGCCTTCGATTGTTGCCATTGGAATAATCTCCGTTGCTTCTTGGGTTGCGACTAGATCCTCTCTAGCCATACTAATATTATACCACATCATTTAGTCAAAAGCCAACACAAAGTTACCTTCTTTTGGCATATTAGGATCGTTCACAAGGTACGTAAAGTAGGAGATCCTAGCTGCGTTGATTGTTTGACAGTCTTCGTCTCCAGAACTGAAGGTTACTTGTTGGTCAAGATAACACTCAGGCATACGCTGTAAAACTTCCAGTAATTGTTTGTAAGTCATGTTAATCGTCCTCTGGTGTTGGAAAAGGGTCACTCACTTTGTCCAGGAATATTTCAAAGTCGGACCTACTGATCCTTAAGTTGTCGCTAGGAGCTTCTCTAGCGTCCATCTCAAGCTTAAAAACAAAAGGTATACCACCATAAGGGTCACACCTCATAATCTCGTTAGCGACCTCTCTGGCCTCACTGAAGCCTAGTCGATAGATGGAGTAGTCACCTCCAGTCACTTCGTACACACTAAACTCGTCTCTGATCATATTTAAGTTGTCTCCTGTTGTACTACTGAAGTACTAATGTTGTTTACTACTTTGGTTTACTACTAATGTTTAACTACTTCTGTTTACTTCTAAGGTACTACATAGGTACTACTTTAGTAGAGGGTATCATAGTCCTCATCATTTGTCAAGAATAAATCTTCAGTAATAGTACCAATGCTGTCTACATTAGTATCTATAGAAGAAAATAAGCAGTTGTTGCATAGATCAATAAAGTTTCCTTGGTTGTCTTTCTTTAACAATTCTTTTTCTTCCAATATTCGATCACATGCTTTACATCTCATACGTTTTTCCAGTCGTCTCCGTAGATGTCCAACATGTTGCGCTCTAGGTCGCTCCTGTCCATCTCTTTAAGCCTTTGTTTCACCTGAAGTCTAAACATCTCTACTTCATAGTCCTCAATCATAGCCATCATGTAGTCCATCTCTGCAACACTAAAGTAGTCTGTTGGGTCTGGCGGCAGCATTTGTTCAACCATTGTTAATTCTCCCTGTTAAGTACTTCCAGTGTTTAATTGCGTCTGCTAACTCTTGGATGTGCTTAAGTTGCTTTTGGTGTTCCTGGTTTAGTTCCTCAGTGGTTAACACCAGGTTAGCCACAGTGGTGTCCATGGCGTCAAAGTCTGGTTCTGGCTCAGGATCTCTGTCGTAGTCCCGATAGATGCCTTTGCCTTCCACCATGTTGTCATAGTCGTCCTGCCAGATGTCCACTAGTTCTCTTGCCATCTTTAGTTCTCCTTAGCTCCTACGTATCTTCTGAGTTTACTTGCTCTTTTTAACTTTTTCAATGCTGTGTATTCCGTGTGTTGAACTTCAGCACGTGTTATGTTTAACGCTTTGGCTACTTCTTCCTGTGACATGAAGTAGTCACTATATTGCCTTCTTTTCTTCAAAAGTACCTCCAGTAATATTTACTTATTTCACACCTAAACCATGCAATGGACAACACATAGGTATATTTAAAGGTTCCATAACTAGGAACATACAGAAGTTGTAGCATAGGTTTGGACGATAAGTAAAAGTCAAATTTGTAGTCTGTCATTCCTGGTTGCTCCTTTAAGTTTTCTAGTTCGCATCTCGTATGCCTTAAGTACCATCGACGTGATACCAAAGCCTACCAAAAGTATCACAACGTCCCACCATGGCTGCCATTGTTCAAACATGGTCAAGTACTCCCATAGACTGTGCAAACTCTTTGCGTGTGTTAAAGTCTTCCAAAGCGTCTCCAGCGTCACTGTAAATCAACATATTGCCCACATAGTCACCGTCCTGTCTCCAAACTATGTGAGCATTGTTTATGCCTGAGTAGCCACAGAATACTTTAGTTTTACCCTGGTTCATGTCAAAGCTAGTAAAGCAGTCAATAGTGTCCTTCATGATACTAGCTCCTCTAGTTGTGACTGTGGCACCTCTAACGCTTCAGCACCATTTAGCCATTGGTTAATGTGTTTGGTTGTAGTAACGCTAAACTTTTGGTTTGTGCGTATGTAGCCTCTGTTTGGTAGCCATGCTGCCACTGGTGTTTCATAGCTAAACAATACGTCCATCTTGCCAGTGTGTAGGTCATAGGTGACTTGTGTTTTGTTGCTGCCTAGTTGCTTAAGTTTCATTGTGTTTATTCCTCTAATTCAATTAGTTTATCTACCAGTTTTTGATCTAGTGTTTGATATTGAATGACTGTAAACAAACCATTGTTGTAAATCCTCTCAAAGCTTTTGTCTAGCCTTTTAAGCTCCTTTAGTGTTTGGGCCTTATTTAGTTTGTACAGTGCTGCTTGATAGGTTGTCATTGTGTTTATTCCTCGTTTGCGTTGGCTGCTATTTCGTCAAAGTTAACCGACAACATCCAGTCGGTAACTATGTCACCTAGTAACGAACCTTGTCCAGTGTGTTCGTGTAGCAGTTCCTCTAGGAATGACTCTAGCCGTTCCGGTGTTACTGCTTCTTGATCCTCTCTAAACATCTCAAAGATGCCGTCATTGTCTAGCCATAGGTTCGCTTGCCATGTCTCTCTGTTTGTCCATCCGTTGTGTGTAGTAGTCATGTTGTGTTGCTCCATATTGGTTGCTGTTGACTTCATTAGGCCGCATTTGATGACCAGTGTCAAGTGTAAATATTTCACATGTTTGGACTATTGACAACACCAGGCGAATCGTTTAGTTGCGTGCGTGCGTATAAACAAAGGTAACTCCAAAGGGTCCAACATAAGTCCACACACTTGTCAACCCAGCACACCAACAAAAGTTATCCACAGGTTGTTTAAAGTTATCCACAGGTTGTCCCCATGTTGCACCTCGTGCAAGAACCATGCCAACTCCAGCGGTCAACACGAGTTGCTGCCCATGTCAACTGTGAAAATTAACACTTGACTTCTTTGATTTCCTGGTGTAAATTCAAGGGGGGAGCCCGTGTTGCCGCTGTATAACTATAGTTGTAGCTACCTAAGCACAAAATAAGCCAAAATTAGAAAAAATAACGGTAATTACTGCTCATGTAACCTATTGTTTACACTAGTAAAACTACTACTTTGTAAAATAACTAAAAAATAACTTGACTTTTGTGTAAACTTGTGTTATACTATAGTTGTAATTAGGGACAATTTATGTTATGACCGCTGAAATAAAAAAAAGAGGTCGTGGTAGACCCCGAAAGTCAGAAGTAGCTGCTGTTAAGCCAGGTAACAAGGGCAAAGTAGGCCGACCAAAGGGTGACGCAGCGATAATCAATGAATACAAAGCACGTATGTTGGCATCACCTAAGTCACGACTGGTTTTGGAGACTATTTTTGATGCTGCTTTGGACAACGACCATAAGAATCAGGCTGCAGCTTGGAAGTTAATTATGGACCGTATGTTACCTGTAGGTGCTTTTGAAAAAGACGTAGTAAAGGACGCTGGTAGAAACGCTATTCAGATCAACATTAGTGGCGTTGGTACTGCTGAGGTCTCAACACCTGACGACATTATTGAAGGAGAAGTAGTAGATGAGTCTTAAGTACTTCACACGAGAAGAATTTGACTGTCAGGTCACTGGTACCAACAACATGGAACAAGAGTTCCTAGAAAAGTTAGACGAGTTACGTGAGGCATGTGGTTTTCCTTTTGAAGTCACGAGTGGCTATAGGCATCCAACCAAGCATCCTATAGAGGCTAAGAAAGACGTACCTGGTACTCACGCACAAGGCATCGCGGCGGACATAAGAATAACAAACGCCGCTGATCGCCTTATGATTGTAACCAAAGCCATTGAACTTAAGTTTACTGGCATTGGTATTGACAAAGGTTTTGTACACGTTGACACACGCGGTACAACACCTGTTATGTGGACTTACTAATATGAAGTTTTCACACGGTGACGCATTAACTGCTGGCTCTAGTAACACAATACTGGACGTGCCTGCTGGTTATGACGCTATAGTTACTTACTTGTTTATTTCCAATACAACAGGCAGTAGTAAAAGCATTGATGCACGTTGGGTACACAACAGTGTCAACATTGATTTCTTATCAGGTAAGAATGTTAACTCTGGTGAGTTTTTAGAGTTTGGTGGACAGTTTGGTGAGTTCCTTGTAGCAAAAGAAGGAGACACCCTAAGTCTTACTCCAGAAGCTGGCTCTACGTTTGTTAGCATCATTTCTTTTGAATTAGTGCCAGCAACACCAAGGCTGAACTTTTGACTGACCTAAACATTAAGTTACTGCCTTGGCAGCAGGAAGTCTGGGCAGACGACACAAGATTTAAAATAGTAGCTGCTGGGCGACGTACAGGTAAGTCTAGGTTAGCAGCATGGATGTTAATCGTTAACGCACTACAGGCGGACAGAGGACATGTATTTTACGTCGCACCTACTCAAGGACAAGCCAGAGACATCATGTGGCAAACCCTGCTTGAATTGGGGAACCCTGTTATCAGTGGTAGCCATATTAATAATCTGCAAATCAAGCTTGTCAACGGTGCTACCATCAGCCTCAAAGGTGCCGACAGACCAGAGACAATGCGAGGTGTCAGCCTCAAGTTTCTAGTGATGGACGAGTACGCAGACATGAAGCCTGACGTATTCGAGCAGATACTTAGACCCGCTTTGGCGGATCAAAAAGGCTGTGCGATGTTCATTGGTACGCCAATGGGTCGCAACCATTTTTATGAGTTGTACAAGTATGCGGAGTTAGACGATGATGAAACGTACAAAGCTTGGCACTTTACTTCTTATGACAATCCATTACTGGACTCGTCTGAAATTGACGTTGCTAAAAAGTCTATGTCTTCTTATGCGTTTCGCCAAGAGTTTATGGCGTCGTTTGAAGCTCGTGGGTCAGAAATGTTTAAGGAAGACTGGGTTCGGTTTAGTAAAGATACGCCCGAAGTAGGAGACTATTACATTGCTGTTGACTTGGCAGGATTTGAAGAAGTCAATAAGAAGAGAACTAAAAACAGTAAGCTTGACGAAACAGCGATTGCCGTGGTTAAGGTCAGTGAGCATGGTTGGTATGTTGACAATATCATATACGGCAGATGGTCACTTGACGAAACAGCAACTAAGATATTTCAGGCCGTTAGAGATTATCGTCCCATATCGGTTGGAATCGAAAGAGGTATTGCTAAGCAAGCTGTAATGTCTCCTTTAGTGGACTTACAAAAGAAGTACGGCACGTTCTTTAGAGTAGAAGAACTGACACACGGTAACAAAAAGAAAACAGACAGAGTTATGTGGGCGTTACAAGGTAGGTTTGAAAACGGCTACATTACGTTAAACAAAGGCGAGTGGAATGCTAGGTTTCTTGACCAGTTGTTTCAGTTCCCTGATCCATTAACTCACGATGACTTGGTTGACGCTTTAGCTTACATCGACCAGTTGGCTAATGTGGCGTACGACTATACGTACGAGATTGAAGACCACGAAATCTTAGACGTAGTAGCAGGATACTAATATGAGTGAACTATACGAACAAGACCCACTGATGATCCAAGAGTCACTTGAAGACTGGGTCATGACTAAATGCGAAGACTGGAGAGACCACTACGAAAGCAACTATGAAAGTAAATTTGAAGAATATTATCGACTATGGCGTGGTCAGTGGGACCCTTCTGACAGCGAGCGTCGGTCTGAGCGTTCCCGTATTATTTCTCCTGCACTTCAGCAAGCAGTTGAGTCTAACGTAGCGGAGTTAGAAGAAGCCACTTTTGGACGTGGCAAGTGGTTTGACGTTAGTGACAACCTTGGCGACACCCAAAGACAAGACGTACAGTTCCTGCGTAACAAACTTACGGAAGACTTTGAAAACTGCATGATACGTAAGGCTGTCGCAGAGTGCCTAATTAACTCAGCAGTCTTTGGTACAGGCATTGGTGAGATTGTTATTGAAGAAATGAAAGAGATGGTTCCTGCTACTGAGCCTATTATGGAAGGACAGTTGCAGGCAGTCGGTGTTAATATTACTGATCGTGTAGTTGTCAAGCTTAAGCCAGTAATGCCTCAGAACTTCCTAATTGACCCTGTAGCAACTAATGTTGAAGACGCTATGGGTGTAGCTATTGATGAGTTTGTTAGTAAACACCAAGTGGAACTTCTGCAGGAACAAGGTGTGTACCGTGACGTGTACGTAGGTTCCGCTGCTCCTGACACTGACTTGGAACCTGACCAAGACCTAACTATTTACAATGACGACAAGGTACGTCTTACTAAGTACTACGGTTTAGTGCCACGAGAGCTTCTAGATTCCTCTGTAAGCGACGAAGACGAAGAAGTGGTAGGAGAGGTAGACGCTGAGTCACGTTACGTAGAGGCCGTTGTAGTGGTTGCTAACGGCGGTGTACTTTTGAAGGCAGAAGCTAATCCTTACATGATGTCTGATCGTCCTGTAGTAGCTTTTCCATGGGACGTAGTACCAGGTCGCTTTTGGGGTCGTGGAGTCTGTGAGAAAGGTTACAACTCTCAGAAAGCTTTGGACACTGAACTACGCGCACGTATTGACGCACTGAGTCTCACCATTCATCCTATGATGGCTATTGACGCTACTCGTTTACCACGCGGTGCAAAGCCAGAAATACGTCCTGGTAAAATGATTCTAACTAACGGAGATCCGCGTGAAGTACTCCAGCCTTTCAACTTTGGTCAAGTTAACCAAATCACTTTTGCTCAAGCAGGAGCACTGCAGCAAATGGTACAGCAGGCAACAGGAGCCGTTGACTCAGCAGGAATCGCTGGTAGTGTTAACGGCGAGGCTACTGCCGCTGGCATTAGTATGTCTCTTGGCGCTATTATTAAACGCCACAAGCGTACACTGATTAACTTCCAGCAGTCTTTCTTGATTCCATTTGTCAAGAAAGCAGCCTACCGTTACATGCAGTTTGATCCTGAAAATTACCCTGTAGCTGATTACAAGTTTAACGCAAGTAGTACTTTAGGCATTATTGCTCGTGAATACGAAGTTACTCAGCTTGTACAGTTACTACAGACTATGGGTAAAGATTCACCGCTGTATAATACGCTTATTCAGTCTGTTGTAGATAACATGAATTTGTCTAACCGTGAAGAGCTACTTGCAGCACTTGCACAAGCTTCACAACCTAACCCACAGCAACAACAGATGCAGATGGAGGCTCAGCAAGCGCAAATGCAGTTCCAGCAGTCACAAACAGCTGCACTGTCTGCTCAGGCTCAAGAGTCACAAGCACGTGCTGCTAAACTCGCTGCAGAGGCTCAAGCAGTACCTCAAGAGCTTGAGATTGACAAGATTAACGCTATTACCCGTAACCTGCGTGAAGGTGACCAAGAGGACAAGGAGTTTGAACGTCGTCTAAAAGTTGCTGAAACGCTTATCAAAGAAAAAGCAATAGACCAAAAAGGACAATCTAATGCTAATAACGCAACGCGAAATGCAAATCCTCCTAGACCAGATCAACAACAACTTCAAAGGCCAGTTCGACCGTCTGGACCTACTGGAGCGCCAAATAGAGGAATTGAGTAATGCCCTCAAAGAAAGACCCAAGACTAGCACGAGCGGGCGTAAGCGGGTACAACAAACCAAAAAGGACTCCTAATCACCCTAAGAAGTCCCACGTAGTTGTTGCTAAGGAAGGCGACAAAGTAAAGACCATACGCTTTGGCCAACAAGGTAAAACAGGTGACAAAACAATGACCAAAAGGGCTAAGTCGTTCAAAGCTAGACACGCTAAGAACATAGCTAAAGGTAAGATGTCGGCTGCATTTTGGGCCAATAAAGTAAAATGGTAATGACATAAAACCAACAGCCGTGAGGCTAAAGCACGTCGTGATGACGTTAGGAGAACACAATGCGAACACTACTAGTAGCAGTAATGCTGCTGTCGTTACAGGCATCAGCAGACACTAAGATTCTCATAGAAAAAGCAGATCAGCAGTACGTAGTTATACCAAGCTGCAACGTATCTGAAGACGTAACTCAAGTAGCAGTACAACGACTTCGAGTAGGCGCACCAGTATACATGAGACACAAAGGACGCCAAGTCCGGTGTACGATAGAAGACTTTTACAAACTAAGGAGCTAAAACTATGCCAATGGTAAACGGAAAGAAGTACGCATACACTACCGAAGGTAAGAAAAAAGCCGCAGCAGCACGTAAGAAAAAAGCAGCTTCTAAAAAGAAAACTACGGTACGGAGTTACAAGTAATGCCTAAAAAAGGTCTTTACGCTAACATACAAGCTAAGCGTAAGCGCATAAAAGCAGGTTCTGGTGAACGTATGCGTAAACCAGGAACTAAAGGTGCGCCTACAGCAAAAGCGTTTAAACAAGCAGCTAAAACAGCTAAGAAGCCTACTAGAAAAGCATAGGAGCCTATGTGAGTTACGAAACTAAAGTAAAGCAAGCTTTAGATATATGTTTACACAAAAACTACTTCAAAGGGAACGACAAAGAAACAGCCATAGTAATGTACTCAGGTGGTATGGACAGTGTGTCATTACTATGGAATCTTTTGGAGCATACAGAACAAGACATACACGTACACTCAATACACATAGACAACTCTGAAGGCCGTGTTAAAGCAGAAGCAAAAGCCATAGAGAACACGATCAACTACATGAGGAAAAACCAAAGACCCTTTGAGTTTTCTTCCTCAGTGTACTCTTGGAAAGCTAAGTATCCAGGTGGTAAGGACATGGTGCTTGCACTATTCCAAGCTATGAGGGTTGCTTCTGGTTTAGGTAAAACATTTAACATTGTTTATACAGGCGACTACAACATCTTTAGGGACGAAGGTGCTGAAGCACAAGGTGTGTTAAACGCACTATGCACTACACGTCGTGTTAAGCCTATTTGGTTAGCACCTTTTGAACACATGACGTACAACTCTGTAGAACGTAGCAAAGGCATCTACTTAAGTATGCCTGAAGAGCTACGTGAGCTGTACTGGTCCTGTAGACATCCTACAGATGCTCTTGATGGTTTTATTGTGTGTGGCGATTGCCATGCTTGTGATCGTCAAAAAGCAATGCAAGAAAGTCTAAAAAAAGACTTGACAAATGAATAAAAATATGCTATACTATTACTATAGTTAAACATTAGAGGAAACTATGACTCCCGAGCTTGAAACTTATTTTAATAATTATAACGAACTCTTCAATCACGAAGGTTTCAAACAACTCGTACAAGAACTCTCTACTAATGCTACTCAGCTTGCTGATATTCAAACAGTAAAAGACATAGAAGATTTACATTATCGTAAAGGACAAGTAGCTGCCTTTGCGACTATTATAAATTTACAAAACACTATTACTGCTGCTAGAGAGCAAGCAGAAGCAGAAGACGAAGAACCTTTAGATGTTTAAGGTCTATGACTTCCGTTGCACTAACGGACATGTCTTTGAAGAATTCGTACAGCCTGACGTCACAACTAGTAGGTGTGGTTGTGGCGCTAACGCTAAGCGATTAGTGTCTGCCCCATCTTTCCACCTTGACGGTGCTTCTGGAGACTTTCCAGGTCAGCACATGAAATGGGTTAGGGAACATGAAAAAGCCGGACGCAACAAAAAGAAGGACGCCTAACGGCTAACCCTTTTACATTTATCTCCATAACCATAATAAAAGGCGGAGTAGTTTAATATGTCAAGAGCGACAATTATAGACGAGCGTATTGAAGACGACTCTACAACAACTGATCTTGAAGCTACATCTTTTGATGAGCCAACTCAAGAAAAACCTAAACCGAAAGCCAAACCTAAAGAAGAAGATTTACCAGATAAGTACCAAGGTAAGTCAGTACAAGAAATTGTACAGATGCACCAAGAAGCTGAAAAGATGCTTGGTCGTCAGTCTTCCGAAGTTGGTGAGTTACGTAAGGTCGTAGACGACTTCATTCATACACAACTCGAAGAAAAGCAACAAACACCTGTTCAACAGCCCGTTGACGATGATGACGACATTGATTTCTTTACTGATCCAAAATCAGCCGTTAGTAAAGCTATTGAGAATCATCCTAAAATTAGAGAAGCGCAGGAATACACTGCTCAGTACAAAAAGCAAACCGCACTTGCACAACTACAGTCAGAACATCCTGACATGCAAGACATACTAGGTGACGCTAAATTTGCTGAGTGGATCAAAGCTTCTAAATATAGGACTCAGATGTTTGTAGCAGCAGACCAGGAATATGACTATGACGCTGCTAACGAGTTGTTTAGTCTTTGGAAAGAGCGTAACCAGATGGTTAAGCAGACAGCCAAAGTAGAAAGAACAGCACGCAAACAATCTCTCAAAGCCGCAACTACCGGAACTGCTAGAGGAACAGCAGAGCAGTCTCGTAAAAAGACTTATCGTCGGGCTGACATAATTAAACTCATGCGAACCGACCCTGAACGATATCAGTCTATGTCAGACGAGATATTCAAAGCATACGCAGAGGGTCGAGTTAAGTAGCCTAATTATCAAGGAGATTTATCATGGCTGGCGAAACCTCTGGAACTTATTTTACAGCTAATGCTGTAGTTGACAAAACCGCTGCTGGTACTTTTATCCCAGAAATCTGGAGTGACGAAGTAATTGCAGCATACCAAAAGAACCTCAAGCTTGCACCTCTTGTAAAGCGTATCCAAATGTCTGGTAAGAAAGGTGACGTAATTCACATTCCTAAGCCAACACGTGGATCTGCTTCTGCAAAAGCTGAAGCTACTGCGGTAACAATCCAAGCAAACCTAGAGTCAGAACTGCAGATTGCTGTTGACCGTCACTTCGAGTACTCACGTCTTATCGAAGACATCGTCGAAGTACAGGCTCTCAACAGCCTCCGTCAGTTCTACACTGAAGATGCTGGCTACCAGCTTGCTCTTAAGGTAGACACTGACTTGCACTCAGCAGGTACTGGCTTTGGTAACGGTGGTTCAATCGTGTACTCTGGTTCAGTAGCTCCTACTGACTATCAGCACACTGGTTGTTTCTTCAATGACAACGGCACAACTACTCAGTACACTGACGACACTCTTGTTTCTGGTGACGACTTTACTGATGCGTTCTTCCGTGACATGATTCAGAAGATGGACGACAACGACGTTCCTATGGAAGACCGTTGCCTCATCATCCCACCTGCAACTCGTAATGCCATCATGGGCATTGACCGATACGTGTCTTCTGACTTCGTAAGTGGTCAGTCAGTTAACAGCGGCCTCATTGGTAACTTGTACGGTGTAGACATCTACGTGTCTTCTAACTGTGCAACTATCGAAGCTGCTGGTGACAACACTGCAGGAACCGTTGATACACGTGCTGCTCTTCTCTTCCACAAAGACGCAATTGTCATGGCAGAGCAAATGGCTGTACGTTCACAGACTCAGTACAAGCAGGAATACCTCTCGACTCTGTACACAGCTGACACGCTGTACGGTGTCCAGGTTTACCGTCCTGAAGCTGGTTTCGTTCTCGCAGTTCCTTCTGCATAAGAACGACAAGAGGGGTCAGCAATGGCCCCTTTTTCCTTTCCCTCCGTTTTCTGCAATAGGACTTTCCGATGTCGAACTACACTAAGACTACAGACTTTGGGGCTAAAGACTCATTACCGACAGGCGACTCTGGTAAGATTATTCGCGGAACTGAGTTTGAAACAGAGTTTGACGCGATCTCTACTGCTATCGCAACCAAAGCAGATATTGCAGGTCCGACCTTTACAGGCACGTTGACCTACGAAACTATTTCCGACGGAACTATTAGCATTACTGCATTCGTTGATGAAGACGATATGTCGTCCAACAGTGCTAACCTAGTTCCTACACAGCAGTCCGTAAAAGCTTACGTTGACGCTGTAACCACAGAACTCCAAGCTCAAGACCTAGACTTTCAAGCAGACTCTGGTGGCGCATTAAGCATTGACCTAGACACTGAGACCATGACGTTTACTGGTGGTACTGGTGTTGATACGTCTGGCTCAGGTAATGCTGTTACCTTTGCTATTGACTCTACTGTTGCCACACTGACTGGCACTCAGACGCTGACTAATAAGACTCTCACGTCTCCTGACGTAAACACTCCTGACATTGACGGCGGCACTATTGACGGTACTGTCATTGGTGGTACTACTCCTGCCGCTGTCTCTGCTACCACTGTTTCTGCTACAGGCAACATTACTGTAGGCGGTACTGTAGACGGACGTGATGTTGCTACTGACGGCACTAAGCTTGACGGTATTGAGTCCGGTGCTACTGCTGACCAAACAGCCGCAGAGATTCGTACACTGGTTGAGTCCGCTACTGACTCTAACGTTTTTACTGACGCAGACCATACGAAGCTTGATGGTATTGAGGCTAACGCTACAGCAGATCAAACAGATGCTGAGATTAGAGCCGCAGTAGAAGCCGCTACAGATTCTAATGTATTCACTGATGCAGATCACAGTAAACTAGACGGTATCGAAGCAGGCGCAGACGTTACTGACACAACTAACGTTACTGCCGCTGGTGCTGTCATGGACAGTGAGTTGACCAATGAGACTGCTGTTAAGTCTCTAGACCAAGGCGTTGCTACTACTGACACTCCAACCTTTGCAGGTCTTGCGACTTCTGCCAACGTAACCTTCGGTGACAACGACAAGGCCATCTTCGGTGCTGGTAGCGACTTGCAACTCTATCACGACGGAAGTACAAGTTTTATTGACGATGTAGGCGATGGAAACCTACACATTAGAACTGACGGCGCTTCGATTAAGCTCAGAACTTCTGCAAACGCAGACATGATTGTTGCGGAAAATGGCGGTGCGGCGAAGCTATATCATGCGGGTTCACAGAAGCTCGCAACCCTAAGTACAGGCATCGACGTAACTGGCGCAGTTGTTGCTGATTCCTTAACAGTTGGTGACAGCCATACGATTGGCAATGGAACAGGAGATAACCTTCTCATTCAGTCGTCTTCCGGCGAAAACATTACGATTCGGGCAGGTTCTACAAGAGAAATTCTACTTCAGACTGATAATTCGTCTGGTAATGCCGTACAAATATACGCCAACAACAATGTGGCGTTTTATGAGGATACGGGAAACACTCCAAAACTCACGTGGGACGCTAGTGCTGAGTCATTAACTTTCGGCACAAACCTAGCCATAACCACCAACGAAATAGATGTGGCTACTGGCAACCTAACACTAGACGTTGCGGGAGAAATTATTCTTGATGCTGACGCCACAGGAATTGTTCAATTTGCAGATGCAGGAACTGAGTTTGGTAGAATTTACGGCTCTAACAATAACTTAAATATAAAATCTACTATTTCTAACGAAGACATACTTTTTGTCGGTAATGATGGCGGCAGTGATGTCACAGCCTTAACACTGGATATGTCAGCGGCAGGTGCGGCCACTTTTAATGCTGGGGCTACTTTTGGATCAGGCATCGACGTAACGGGTACTGTGACGGCTGATGGTTTGACTGTTGACAATAACAGTAGCGATGCAGTGTTAAGTATTCAAGGGGGGTTGCCTTCAACAACTACGGGTGACGCTAAGTTAGAATTTGTCGGCGCTACAAGCGCAAGTGGGGTCGGAGGATACGCAAACATTCTTGTCGATGTTCCGTCTGGTGGGAAGTCTGACATGTACTTCCAGACGGCATTGAGTGGAGGGTCTACCGGACGGTTAAATAGGCTCAAGATTGACGGCAACGGAGATGTGTCGCTGTATGAGGATACGGGCACGACTGCGAAGTTGTTCTGGGATGCGTCTGCGGAGTCTTTGGGTATTGGCGACACGTCACCTGACGGCATCCTTGATGTAGAAGGCTCAATTACCATAGCGGGTTCACAGGCTGGCGTTATATTTAACCCAACAGTGACTCCTGCAAATAACAACGTAGGCTCTGTTGGTCTTGTCTCTGGAACGCTTAACGCTCCTGCCTCTGCTAATGCTAGTTCTAAAATATCAGGTCTTAGAGTTGCTCCAACAACGTCTGGCAGTTTCAACGGTGCAGGAGAAATTGCTGGCGTTAAGGTAGAAACCTTTAATGGTCAAAGCGCAACACTTGCAACAGGTCTTTACGTTGATGCTCCTACAGGCGGCGACGTTAATTATGCGGCTATTCTAAATGGCGGGAATGTTGGTATTGGCACAGACAGTCCAGCGTTTAATTTAACAACACAAGGTAGCAGTGGAACAGTAACGGTTGCGTCTAAAAATACAGGCGGCAATGCAGGTGTTTATATAGAAGCCTCTAATACTAATACTGCAAAACTAGAACTAGCAGAAGCAGGCACAGGCAGTTATAGCTTACAAGTAGGCAATGACGATGCTTTGATGTTTTTTGATGACTCAGCTGAACGCATGCGCATCGACTCAAGCGGCAACTTGTTGGTTGGTAAGACTGGTACAAGTTTTTCAACCGCTGGTAGTCGATTAACGCCTGATGGTGGAGGTCAATTTATTGTCAACGAAGCCGCTTGTATAGAAGTCAATCGACTTTCTAACGATGGTATTCTAGTTGGGCTGTACAAAGACGGCTCAGCAGTCGGTAGTATTGGTGCTAAAGGTGGCACAGCGTATCTTATTGGTTCTAGCAAAGGTCTACGAGTAAGTGGTTCTGGAGTAATTCCAATAACTACTGGAGGAGCCAACTCAGACGCTACATACGATATAGGCGACCAAGATGTTCGCTTCAAAGACCTTTACCTGTCAGGCGGTGTTAGCACCAATACTGCAACTGGTCTTTCAATCACCGCTGACTCTTCTAACAGAGGCATATTGAACCTCAGCACTAGCCAGTCATATCAATTAATAGGCGGCTCGCATTACGGTTACACAGGCTACAAAACTGGCGGCTACCATCGTTGGTTTGGCTCTGATGGCAGTGAGGATATGCGCCTTGATAGCTCTGGCAACTTGTTGGTTGGGACTACTTCCTCTTCAGGAAATACAGCAGGAGCTAGAATATCTAATACTGGTGCGGCAACTTTTGCGAGAGATTCCGACTGTTTGCTTTTAAACAGACCATCAACAACTGGAACTGTTGTTGATTTTAGACAGGCAAACTCAACGGTTGGAACCATTAGCATTACTGCTTCTGCTACTGCTTACAACACCTCATCAGACCAACGCCTCAAAGACAACATCGTAGACGCACCTTCTGCTTCTGACGACATTGACGCTATTCAAGTGCGTTCGTTTGACTGGAAGGCTGACGGTTCACACCAGAAGTACGGCATGGTTGCTCAGGAACTACAAAGCGTTGCACCAGAGGCTGTGTCTGGAGACGCTGACTCAGAAGACATGATGGGCGTAGACTACTCAAAGCTAGTACCAATGCTGGTAAAA